GGAACGCGTAACAGAAGGTGGTACCTCCCACTAGACGTTATGACGGGCCGTTCACCGTCGGGTCGCATTCGTGGCGAACTCCGAGCGGCTTCGGTCGCGACGCTTTGTCACGATAAACCCTTGGCGCAGCTCAACCTTGGTTGGGCTGCGTTTACCTGTGCGCTCCGGACGAGCTGTCCACACGTTGGCCGTGGCTTGGATATTTCCAGGCCCCGGCACCGTGCGGCCATACTCGCCCTGGAGCGTTTCCGTTCTTCCCTGGTCCGCATTTATGCGGCCCGGGGAAACCCCGGTGTTATGCGGAGGCTCAAGGAGCTCGCCCATTGGGCGAGGGAGGAAGCTTTGCATGCCCACGACCGTACAGCGTTCCGTCCGGGACGCCCTTCAGTCGTCTGCATCTCTCTTCCTCTTCTCGACCATGGGTCGAGCACTCCCAGCTCCCGGCGCTCCCGAGAAGGGCGTGGCCTTGGAGAAACACCGTTCGATTTTGTTGGACGACCCTCCGGCGGGCAACCGGCTCACTGAGCTGGTTGCCGCCGAGTGCCGGAAGATCGCCCTCTCATCGTCGTTCGGTGTTTCCCGGCCACGGCCCCTCGGGTCCGCTGGTGTCGACCATCCAAGGTCAGTAGGCGGGCAATCCCGACTTCTTCGTGAAGAAGGGATGCTCGCCCACCTAGCCTGGACTGGTCCCGACATTCCGGATCGCAACTTCGAGCCCGAGGAGAAGGGGATGCCTACTGTGGCGGCCAACTCTGTTTGGCGTGAGTTCGGTAACAGCCGAACCCTCACATTAGGTTCCTCTTCCCCCCCTCGGGTTCGTGCGGTTGCTGTTCCGGAACGGGGCTGGAAGGTCCGCGTTGTGACTGCGGGGTCGGCCACGGAGGAGATGGTCAGAGCTCACGTCCTTCGGGACGTGTTCTGGCCACTCCTCTCTGGCCTCCCCGTAATCACTGCCGGCGAGGACTCCGAGAACGCCGCCTGTGAACGGCTTCTCCGAAAGGTTCGCAAGGGTTGCGTGGTCGTGTCAACTGACTTGTCAGCTGCTACCGACTATGCACCCTTCGCCCTCGGACAAGCTGTCTGGGACGGTGTCCTCGGAGCGCTCGTCGAACGCGGTCTCCTTGACCAAAGCGAGAGGGAGACGGGTTGGCGGGAGTTAGCCGCCCACCTTGGCCCGCATACGATCGCCTGGCCGTCGGGTACGGAGGTATCGAGGCGTGGTTGGTTGATGGGTCACCCACTTACGTGGTTGACCCTCTCCCTTGCCCACGTCTCAATCCTCCGCCTCTGCGGCCTGGGCAACTCGTGTGCGGTCAAGGGGGACGATGCCCTCGTCTACTCGTCCCCACGGAAGATACGGCGGTATCTCGCCTCCATGGAGGAGGCCGGCTTCAAGATCAACAAGGCAAAAACCTTCTGGTCCTCTGACTCCGGCGTCTTCTGTGAGAGGCGATTCACCGTCGCGTCACCGTACGTTCCGCAAATTCCCCTCAAGAGGGTCTTCCCCGTTACTTGGGAACGGTTAGCGACGATCTCGTCCGAGATTGATTCGCTAACGTCCCGGAAACGGCGATTGGCCCTCACGAGGGAGGTTTGGCGGAACGCGTCTCGCTCTGGGTTGGTGAGATTGGCGGTGAGGATGACCTTGCCACTAAGCTTGCCTCGCGAGCTTGGTGGTGTGGGCCTCCCCCACCGCCGAGGATTTGTGGGATCCCTAACCGGTGACCTCCGTTGGGTGAGTTTTGTAGTTTCGACTGCGCGGGGTCCGGAACTCATACCTCGGTATGAGCCCTGGACCAACGCCGTCGCCTACAGACTCGCCCTAAAAGGTTTTCGGAAGGGGACCCACCTCCTTGAGAGGAACGGCAGTGGTCTGGGTCGGTGGGTACCACTCAACCAGGCTTTTCTGAACCTATCTGTGTCGGTTCTCTCGGCCGGTATGGCGCTTTGGCGCCCTACCGATTCCGGGAGTCTCGACCTTCGGGTTGTCAGGAAAGCCTGGAAGGTGGCCCGCCGATTCCGCCACCGCCATCCTCCCCATCTCATCAACCCCTCCACATGGAACTGGGGCCGCCTACGCGGCGCGATTGCTCGCGCCGCGTTGGCGGGACGGTACACAGG